GGATCTACTTTTGCTACAACAGTTGTAAATGGTGAATTTCAAGGTGTAACTGAAACAATACCTCATACTAGAAATTTTACTAGAATGAAATTAGAGTTTTATGTAGATAATGAATATAAAGCACTTAAGTTCTTGGAACACTGGATGGAGTATATTACTGGAGGATCTGGTGCAGAACAAATGGATAATGCATATAATTTTAAATTAAACTATCCATTAGATTATAGATCCCAGTCAACTAAAATTATAAAGTTTGAGAAAAATTATAAACAATCCCTTGAATATAATTTTAGAGGGTTATATCCAGTTGCATTAGATTCAACTAGAGTACAATATCAGAATTCAAATGTTTTAAAGGCGAGTTGTGCTTTCGCTTATGACAGATATATTTGTGGAAAGGCAAGTTCATTTGCTGCAGCAAAAGGGAACGATCAAAATAAAAATTCTGCAGCAGCAGGAAAATACGGTTCAGATCCTAGAGCTAGTATTATAAATCCAGGTGTTGCTGGTAATGATGAAAGATTTACTGAGATTGTAAGTACTTCAAAAGTATTTGAAGCGGTTAAAAATTCAGACGTAGGTAACTATTTTGGATATGATGCTCTCAGTAGTAATGTTGTTAGTGAAGGATATTACGGAGGATAAACTAAACTTCAAATTACCTCTATAAATAAAAATACTTGAACTGAGCTTATTATGCCTTTACCAAAGATTTCGACTCCTTCTTATGAGTTAGTTGTTCCTTCTACCAAGAAGAAAATTAAATATAGACCTTTTTTAGTTAAAGAAGAGAAGGTTTTGATTATTGCTATGGAAAGTCAGGATAACAAACAAATAGCAAATGCTATTAAAGATGTTCTTTCTGCTTGTATTTTGAGTAGAGGTGTGAAGGTTAATGATCTTTCTACATTTGATATTGAATATCTATTTCTCAACATTCGTGGTAAGTCTGTTGGAGAAGAAGTTGAAGTTATGATTACTTGTCCTGATGATGGTGAGACTCAAGTTCCAGCAGTCATTAATCTAGATGATATAAAGGTTCAGGTAAATGATGAACATACTCCAGACATTAATTTGGATGGTGAGTATACTTTGAGAATGAAGTATCCATCGATGGAAGAGTTTATTAAAACTAATTTTTCTACTGATGGTGAAGTGAATGTTGATGATACATTTAAATTGATTGCATCATGTGTGGAACAAGTTTATTCTGAAGATGAATCTTGGGCTGGTGCTGATTGTACAAAAAAAGAATTATCTGAATTTGTAGAATCTCTTAATTCAAAACAGTTCAAAAGTATTGAAAAGTTTTTTGATACTATGCCTAAATTGTCACATACTGTTAAGGTGACTAATCCAAAAACAAAAAAGGAAAATGAAGTTGTGTTGGAGGGTTTGCAAAGTTTTTTCGCATAAGTATGGCTCATGAAGATCTTGAGTCATACTATAAGATTAATTTTGCGTTGATGCAACACCATAAATATAGCTTAACGGAGTTAGAAAATATGATGCCGTGGGAAAGAGAAATATATCTCGCACTCTTACAGCAATATATTGAAGAAGAAAATTTAAAGCAACAACAAAATGGCTGAACCCATTAAATCACCAATAGGAGGAGGAATCCGTGCCATTAGAAATACAGTTTCTAATAGTATCTTTACGGGTGGTGGTGTTGTAAGACCAAAGCAAGATTCTGTAGCGAGTAATGCGACAGTTAGAAATTCTGGACTACTAAGCAATATTTCTACTCAAGTTGATAATATAAGTCAGCAGACAGTCATATTAAATAAATCATTAGAAGTAATATCTTCAAATTTAGCAGCTGGTGCTGCTTTAGATAGAAAAAGGGAAGCAGCAAATGCTGTTAGAGAAAGAAGATTATCAAAGCAAGGATTAATAGACGCAAAAGAAGGTGCAATAGAAACTAATATAAGAAATGCTATAATGGCTCCTATTAAAAATATAGGTAAGAAAGTTCAACTTGGATTAGGAAAATTAGTTAATGTATTCTTTATATTAACTGGTGGTTGGTTGATAAACAAAACTATTGATATGCTTAGAGCATTGAGTGGTGATAATCAAGAGAAGTTTGTAAAAATAAGAAACGATTTATTAAAAGGATTATTAGTTATTGGGGGAGTAGTTGCACTTGCTACTGCAGGGATGGGTGCATTAACTGTAGGTATAGGTAAACTTGGATTGTCATTAGCAACAGTTGCTGTTGTTGGTTTACTTGGTGCTCCATTAACGAAATTGAAAGATGCTATATTGGGTGTTGCTAGTAAAGCACTTAAAGGTTTTGGTGGATCTGGTGGAATGGCTGGAACTTCTGATATAAAACCAAAAACAAACCAAAAAGTAACGACTGGAAAAGGTGGAACTACTCCCAAAGGTGGTGGTATTATTGGTAGTGCTGGTAAGATTTCATTATTGATTACTAGTCTCTTTGGTGCAAAGAATGTTCTTGAAGGAAAACCTTTTATGTATGAGGTTGTAGATCAAGGAATGGGATATGGTGGTTCTAGTGTTGGTGGTATGATCGGAACTAAAGTTCCTGGACCTCCTTGGCTCAAGGCATTAGCAGGTATAATTACAAGTGTAATTTTCTTTGAAAGAGGATATAAATTTAGAGGTGGAGTACAAGATGTAATAGGAGAATCAAAATTAAATGAACTTCAGGAAGAATTAAAAGAGAGTGGAATTTCACCTGGAATGATGAGTCCTATAACGGATGAAGATTTACTTTATGATCTTGTAGATCAGAGACCACGAAGAGAAGAATTTAAGATAGGTGGAAGTGGAACAAGGGAATATAAGAGAGCTTTAGAAGAATTTGAAGCAGATAATGGTGAAAGGATATTAGAATTAAAGGGTAGAGTTGACGCACAGAAAAATAAAACTAATGTTGATCCAATAGCAAAGCAAGAAACAAAGATTGATCCATCAACTACTAAAAAGGAACAAACTAAGAGTTTATCTAAAGAATTAGGTTCTTTAGAAGAACCTTCACCTAATATAATTCCAATACCTAGTATGGGTGGAGGTTCTGATCCTAATGCAGTATCTGGTAATGTTGCTGCTGGTGTTGTTGGTGGAAGTGTTCCTGTTATACCTGCATCAAACAAAGATAATAGTTATGTATTTCTTGCATTCAAAAACTATCAGGTAGTTCCAACATAACATGGATCCAAACGCTCTAATTAGTTCAACAACAAGTCTTAATAAGATAAGTAGATCGTTTACTGGACTTTCTACTGGTATCGCTAAGTCTAGTTTTTTAACTAGATCTATTGCCAAAAATATTAATACTGAGAATAGGAACAAAAGGAAACTTATATCTTCTGATGCTTCATTCTTCAGAAGTAGAAGAGAGGGTATTTTAAGAAGAAAAAGAGAAGATGCTGTTGAAGCTCAAGGTTTACAAGGAGCAATAAAACAACGTGGAAAAGTTATAAAAGATACTGGAAAGGGATTTTTAGGTAGAATACTTAGTTTTCTTGGAATAGTTTTAATAGGTTTTTTAACTACTAGATTACCTGCTATTCTAAAAGGTATTACTGCTGTAATCAAAAAAATTCAACAGACAGTTAGTATTCTTACTGATTTTGTGAAGGGAGTTGTTGATATATTTACAGGAATGGGAGAAAAACTGACTGAAATAGTTGGTATGTTTGGGAATTTTAATTTTGATGGTGATAAAGAAAGGGCAGAAAAATCACTAAAGAAAATTAACGAAGATGTTAATACTGTGAATAGAAGTTTTGTTAATTCCGTTAATAGGTATAAAGATGATAGTGACTTGGATGATACTATTAAAAAAATTAATGAAAAAAGAGATCAACCTTGGTGGGATCCACTTGGAGTTTTTAATTCAGAAGAAGATCAAGAGCAAACTGATGAAGAAAAATATAATGAGTCTAAGTCTGATGATGATAAGTCATGGAATGAATTGAGTGATAAAGAAAAACAAGATTTTTTAAATAAGAATGCAAAAATAGAAACCTCAAAAGATTTAGATCTCTCAGCTTTAAATCAAGGTGGAGAACTTAAGAAGGGTGAAGCAGCAATAGTTGGTGATGATGCTCAAGGAAAGGGTAAGGATAGAGAGTTATTCATCCCTAATCAGGACGGAGTTATTCTTCCAAATAATATAACTGAAAAATTCCTTGAAGCATCTAGCTTCTTAGAATCTAAGAAACTATCTTCTTTAAAAATAGGTAAAGAATATGATGTCAATAATCCACCTAACAGAGGTAATTATGATCGAACTGTTACTGGATTTAAAGAATTTACAAAAGATTATAAACAATGGGTTAAAGATAATCCGTTAGGAACAAAGTTTGGTCAAAAAGTGGAACCAAGTGTGGAACCAAGTGATTCTATGATTGAATCCCTAAAGAGTGTTGGTGATTCATTAAAGCCTCAGATGGAATCAGTTGCTAATGAGTTGAAAGAGGTTATTGATACACCAGAAATGCAAAAGACTATTACGAATGTGAAGAAGAGTATGCAAGGTGTTCTTAAAGAGATAACACCAAAGAGAAAGGGTGCAACAATTATGATTCCTATGCCACAGGGAGGTCAATCTCAATCCAAGAGTTCTCCTCAAGGAAGTGCTGGCACACCAACTAGTATTAGTGGTGGCGGTGGTGGTGTAAATATAAAGGAATATCATAAACATTTAACAACGTTAATTACAGCATATACTTAAATGCAAGCATTAGATAGATCAAAATATGATGAAATTGTAATTGAATCGACAGACGGTTCAAAGACGGTTGATATTGCTCCT